TCAGGAGGCCGCCGGAGAGTCCGGTACGATAGCCTTGGCCGCTGCGGCCAGCGGGGTCTTGAGGGCACTAAAGACGCTTTTCAGGGTGCCGCCCATCTTGACGGCCATGGAGGAGATGTCGCCGAATTTGCCGGTGATCCCCTCAAAGAGGCTCTGCCCGATGCCCCACGCCGCCTGCGCCAAACTGCCCGCCGCGTCGCCGAGGACGCCGTTCAGCCCGTCCACCAGCGAGAGGGCGTAGTCGGTGAGCTTCTGCTTCTGGTCGGCGGTGAGGCCCGAGTAAATGGCGGATGCCGCCCATTTGCCGATGGAGAGCCAGTCTCCGCTCTTTACCGCGTCCCACAGGGTGCCCACCGTGCCGAGGACGCCCTCGTTGGCACGGTCTTTCAGCTCAGACCAGAGGCCGTCCAGTGTCTTGGCGGCGCTGTCCTTGATGGTCTCGGCCACCTGCTCAGTGCCGTCGGCGGCGATGGTCTTGACGGTCTCCACCGTGCGGAGCGCCCCGTCGATGACCTTGTCCTGCGTCTGGGTGATGACCTGCTGTTGTTCGGTGGTGCCGTCCGCGAGGGTCTTGGTCACGGTCTGGGTGGTGGTCTTGACCCCGTCCGCGAGGGCCGTGGTGGTGGCCGTCACGGTGTCCACCACGTCTCGCACGGTCTCCATGGTCTGGCTGACCGTCCGCTTGCCGTCTGCCGCGACGGTCTCGACGGTCTTGATGTCCTTGAGCACGCCGCCCACCATCTGACGGCTGGTGGAGGTGATGACCTGCTTCTGCTGGGTGGTGCCGTTGGACAGCGTCTCAGTGACGGTCTCGGTCGTGGTGGTCACGCCATCCTTGACTGCGGTGGTGGTGTCGCTGATAGACTTGATGATGTCCGCCGTAGCCTTCTTGGTGCTCTGGGCGGCAGAGGTGGCCGCAGCGGCAGCAGCGGTAGTAGATGCCGCCGCGTCTGTAGTCCCGGTGGATGCCTGAGATCTCTGCACGCGGCTTTCATGCAGCTGCTGGCGGCGCTGACGGTCTGTGTCCGTGGTGGTGTTGGTCTTAGTGGAGGCAGCTTCTTGTATGCTATCACTTACTGTGGCGGTCGTTCCGTTGATGAGTGCAGAGATTTTCTGCTGGACAAAGGAAGTAAGCGTCCCCCACAGATTGGAGATGCCGGAAATAATCCATCGGACGATGTTTTCGCCGATATGTCCCCATTCCTCCATGCTGCCGTCCCATGCACCGATAAGTTTGGCGATGCAGGCATAGGCGGCCTCAAGCAGATTTTCAATGCTGTAAAAGATGCCGTCTGCCAGTGTGGTGAGCATTGCTGCACCACATTTCAGAATGTCGGGCAGATGTGAGATGAGCGCGGCAGCAAACCGTGCAATGAGGTTGGCCGCTGATGTAATGAGGTTGGGCAGACTGTCCGTGATACCGATGATGAGATTTTCCAGCAGCTGGACACCGCTGTCAAAAATATCATCCTGATGTTCTGCCAGATAATTAAGCAGCTCAGTCAGAAGGTCAGAAACAGCAGATACAGTATCGGGTATCTTCTGTATCAGTCCGTCGGCAAAATTGTCCAACAGCTCGGCAGCGGTGTCCAACATGGCAGGGACACCGCCCTCTGTGAATGCATCCGTCAGTGCCAGAACAACATCGTTTGCGACCGGAAGCAGGTCGGACAGCGACGAATAGAACGAATCGGACAGCGCACCCAGCAGAGCCTTCGTGTTATCGGTCAGGGTGGACAGCCTGCCGTTGAAGGTCTGGCTGGCCTCCAGCATACCGTTGTAGAACTGCCCGCCCTCGCTGGTGGCAGCAGCCACGGCGGCTTCCAGCTCGTTGAAGCTGACCTTGCCGTCCGAGATGCGCTTGTAGAGGGCGCTCATGCTCTCGCCGGTGGCGTCGCAGATCTGATTGAGCGGGTTGAAGCCCGCGTCGATCATCATGTTGACGTTTTCCAGCGTGACCTTCTGGGCCGAGGACATCTTGCCGTAGGCGCGCACGAGAGTCTGGAGCTTGTCCGCGTTGCCCAGCGAAATATCGCCCAGCCGTTTCAGTACGCCGGTGGTGTCGTCCGCCGCGATGCCGAACTGTAAGAGGGTCTGGGTGCCCTCGGTCAGGTCGGACAGGGAGAAGGGCGTGGACGCCGCCATCTTCCGGATCTCTTCCAGCTTCTCGGCGGCAAGCTGTTCGTCGCCCAGCATGACCTTGAAGTTGGTCAGATAGCTTTCCATGCTGCGGTTGTAGTCCAGACCGGACTTGACCACGCTTTTCAGGCTGGATGCAGCTTTCTTGGCAAAGTCCGCGATAAGCTGTCCTGCAGCCACCGTCCACTTGCTCGTGGCTTTCTCAGCCGGGTCGCTGTTGAGCTTTACTTCGCCGGTAATGGAAAAATCTGCGGCCAATGTGTCCACCTCTCTTTACGAAAAAGAGCGCAGGCACAAAGGGCACAGACTCAAAGTTTGATCTCTATTTCCCGCTTACAGGCGGGGTTTTTGCATTTGACCCAGATGCCCTCAGCGCGGGCCTCCGGGATGGCCCAGACCGGCAGAGGCCGGCCGCACAGGGGGCAGAGAACCGGGGCGCGGTCAGCGCCGGAAGCGGGCCGCAAAGGCTTCGTTGCGGTCTTGCAGGGTGACAATGCGACCGCCTCCTTTCCGCAGGGCAGCGGGCAGGGCGAAGCGTTCCTTCAGCTCGGCACGCCGCTCCCGCTCTGCGCCCTGAAACTGCGCGAGGTCAGCCGTCCGGAACCCGATGATCTTCGCCAGTTGGGTCTCCTCGGGCAGGTTGGACATGAGGGCCTTGAACCGCCACCAGTGCAGCCTTGCCCGGGTGAGGTCGATGCCGTAAGCCTGCTGGAACGCAGCCACGATGGCGGGGCCGTCGGTGACGTAGTCCAGCGCCAGCTCCTCGGTGCGGCTGCTGCCGGGGCGGTCGGATACCTCCTGCGGGCCTGCGGTGTAGAACTCCACCAGCGCCTTGAAAGCGTCCACCTCTTCCTCCGGCGGGACGGCCACGCGGTAAAACCGGCGCATGGTTTCCCGGGCCAGCTCAGGCAGGCCCTTTTCGTCCTCCGGAAGGCGGAGATACTGCCCGTTGAACCAGATCATAGGCCGGAAATCCCAGTCGATGGGCCTGCCTGCCCACGCGCGGGGCAGCCTGTCCAGCAGGATGTCAGCCATTTTCCAGAGCAGCCAGCTCGGTCAGAAGCTGCTTGCGGCGTGCGGCCTTGTCCACCCGCTCCACCATCTGGGCGGCGGGGACAGCCTGCGGGTAGAAGCCCTCGCTCCGGGACACCGGCTGGCCCGGATAGCTCATAGGCGGCTTGTGCTTCTTGTCCTTCTGGCGCTTCTCGGCCCGGCGCTGGGCGCGGTTCTGGGGTACTGCTGCCGGGCGGGAGTACCGCGCTTTTTCGGCGGCTGCGGCCCGGTTGAGGTCGTCGAGGATGTCGTAGATCCGGCCAAGGTCGTTTTCGGTCAGACCCAGCCGTGCGGAGGCCCCTGCGCCCAAAATCTTGTCGAGGCCGCGCATGGAAACGCGGGCCTGTGCACGGAGACGGTCGCCGAGGCGGACATTCTCCCGATCACAGCGGGCCGTCTCGGCCTCGGAGTCCCGGGTCATCTCGTCGATGGCATCCTCCAGACGGTCGAGGTCGTTGGCGTTCAGAAGCGAAAAATCAAATTCCTGACCACAAATGTTCATGTTGTCCTCCTGTTACACGCCTACGGTGGCATAGCCTGCGACGGCGTCGCCGACCCGGGAGGTCGCGTTCTCTTCGGTAAGGTAGTTGAATGCCTCCGGGATGCCGATGCCCTTGAAGTCGGCGGCAAAGGTCGCATTTGCGCCTGCACTGCCGCCCACATCGCTGGTCAGGATGAGCGCGCCCTCGCCCTTTTCGCCCTTGCCGGTGCGAAGGGAGAAGTAGAGGTAGGGCACCACGACGCTCTGGCCGGAGCCGAACGCGATCCTGTGGGAGAGCAGAAAGTCCTGAAAGGCGTCGCCCACGTAGCGGTCGCCCTGAATGGAGAGGGTGCGCTGAACACTGCCTTTGGTGGTGACAGGGCCGGTGCGGATGTAGGTGTTGTCCGTGGTGGTGGCGTTCAGTGCGCCGCTGTGCTCCCGCACATGGTCGGCACAGACCACCCAGTTTTTCACGTCGGTCTGGCTGGCCTCGGTCTGGACAGCCAGCAGGAAGTCGTCGGTGGTCTCGACGCCGGTATAGTCGGCGCTGGGAGTGAGGCCCGACAGCTTGACGGCTTCGATAACAGTCATAAGAAAACTCCTTTCGATTCAGCCTTTGGGCTGGTAATACTCCAGCCGGAGCTGGAGCTGCATCCGGCAACTGCCCGACTCGGCGGCGACGATGTAGCCGCTGGACGTCACCGAAACGCGCAGCGGCTCTTTGCGGCCGCCCAGCCGGGGCAGGTGATGCCGGTCGTTCTGGGCCAGCACCCACTCGGTCAGCTGCTCAAAAAAGCCGCTGTTCGCGATCTGGACGCTCTGGGCCTCGCTGTAGTCGCGGCGGCTGACGAAGATGTAGCTCTTGGCGAGGTTGCGGCCGGAAAAGAAAACAGCCGTCACCGGGTCGGTGGGGCTGTCCTCGATGCTGAACTCTGCTACAGGCTCCGGCGAGAGGCCGGAAATGCGGAAGGCCGCGCCGTTTTCGCTCTGCTCCTCGGCGATGAGGGGGCAGGTCTTGAGCCATTCCCGCATCGCGGTGATGGTGGCTTTTTCACTCATAAGTGTCCCATCCCTCCCCAGAAGGTCGTGACAGCCTTAGTCCCGAAGAAGGCCAGCGCCTCGCCGTAGTCAGCCAAGGCACGCTGCCCCCAGTAGGAGCCGCGCAGACCGGTGTCTCCCCGCAGGTCGGTGCCCTCGGCGTGGAGGTAATACTGCCTGCGGGCATAAGGGGTGTTATAGATCAGCAGGCCCTCGTCATACTTGGAAGCGGTCTGCACGCTGTTTTTCAGCTGGCCGGTGTCGAAGGGGACGTAGCTGTCGATGAGACGCGCGGCTTCCTGCGCAAGGGCGAACTGGGCCTTTTGCAGGGCAGCGGTCTTTTCTGCGCCGAAGTCGGGACGCCAGCTCAGCTCCATCCGGATGCCGTCCACCTGATATTTCAGGCCGTAGGGCTGGTCAAAAATGGGCTTGGACATGAGGTGTCAGCTCCCTTCCACATGAAAATGCGGCAGCGGGACGCCCCGGTCGTCCGAGACATCCGCCACCGTACAGCAGATGTGAGTTTTTTCGAGGGCGGCGTATTCGGCCTCCGTCAGGCTGCGGACAGTGCCGCAGAGGAGCTTGCTGCCCCGCTTGAGCGTCCAGTGCGCGGCTTTTTCTGCCGAGGGCAGACGTGCCCACTGGGGATAGGGCAGATAGCCCGGCGCAGGCGGGAGGCGGATATGCACCACCCTCTGGGGGTCGCCGGAGGCCGAGGTGCGGCGCGTCTCCCGCCAGCTGCATCCCGTGAGCACCTTGCAGACCGGCTGGTCGGCTTCGGTGGCCGTGTCGTGCAACAGCATGACGACCGTGACGGGCGTCTGCATCAGAAACACCCCCGATACAGCAGGCCGTGCGGGTCACTGCCCAGTGTGTTGGCGAGGATGGCCTGCGCCTCTGCCGCCAGCCGTTCGGCCAGTGCGCCGGAGGTGAAGGTCATGGACACGCCATCGTTGGAGACGCTGGACACGCCGGGCGGCGTGCAGGCGCTCTGCACAGCGTTCGCTGCGTCGATGATCTGGATGCAGGCGTCCGCCAGCGCCTCTGCACAGCCTTCGCACGCTGCGGCGTGGCCCTCAGCCCGGCCAAAGGTCATCCGGTCGATGAGCCGGGACGCCCGTGCGGCCAAAGGGGCAAAGGCGGCTTCGTCCAGCGTGCCGCCGGTGGCTGCATACTGGTCATAGGTGCAGTAGAGCATGGAGCCTCCTTATGACGCAACAGCCGAACCAGCGGTCAGGAAGGCGAACGGGACTTTGGAGCGGTCGGCGTTCATGCGGGTCGCAGGATTGGGCAGCGCCCAGCCCATGCGCATCACAACGCGCAGGGCCACCATATCCTGCTGGGCCAGATTGTAGACGATCTCCTTGGTGGAAGGATCCTGAATCACGCCCTGATCCAGCAGCTTCACAGTGACATCCTGACGGATGGAGTACACCAGCTTCTTGAAGTTGCCCGCGATCAGCTGCGCCTTGGAGGCATCAAAGCCGCCGTTCTCGGGGAAGTACAGGGGCGCACCGTCCAGTGCGTAGGTGGTCGCGCCCTGCATATCCGAACGGAACAGCGGACGGCCGTTGGTATCCAGCAGACCGCGCAGCTCCGCCTTGGCGGTCAGGTCGCCCACCACAGCATCCACGCCGAAGCCGCCAGCCTCGACCTTGGAGAACAGGCCGTCCTTGCCCAGCAGCTTAGTGTAGTCGATGGGGCCGGTGACTTTGTTCTTAGCGGCCAGAGTCAGCACGTCAGTCGTCCACTCAGTGGGACGGTCGCCGCCAAACAGGACGGCGTTGTCGATCTTTGCACCCATGGCCTCACGGACACGGGGCTGGACTTCGCCCATGATGTCAAAGGTGGAATCTGCCAGAACGGCCTCGGGCACAGGCACGATAACGGCCAGCTCGGCAGCGGTCATGTAGACGCTGTCCCATTCCTGCTTGCTGGTCTTCTTCATGCCGGTGTCGCCGTTGACCCAGTAGGCCAGCGGCAGCATGGACAGCACCGGGATCTTGGTCTGGTTGGAGGTCATGTTGGCCAGACGGGTGCCCAGCTGCATCACGATGGAGCTTTTGGGCACGTCCTGCTGAATGGTGTTCACCAGCTGCTCCCGGATCAGGGCCTCGGCCTTATTGCGGGCGATTGCATCAATAGCCATAATAATCAACCTTTCTGGCCGAACGCTGCGCGGAATGCAGCATTTGCGGCCTCATGTGCGTTTGCGGGCTGGCGGCTGCCGCCCGGTGCGGATGCGGAAAACTGCACCATGCTGCCGTCCGGCAGGATGGCGCTGGGGTCTGCGGCCTTGAAGGTCTTGACATAGTCATCAAAGCCAAGGATCTCGCCGTCCTTCATGGCGAAATTCTGGGCCTTGGCGTCGGTCAGGAATGCCTTGCGGGCGCTCTCGCTGGAAAACTTCAGCCCGGAGGCCTTCCGTTCCAGCGCGTAGCCCTTTTCGAGGGCGGCCACCTGACTGGCAGCGTCAGCCTTGGCCTTCCACTCGGGGTCGTAACCTTCCAGTTTACCATTTGCAGTGTTCAGCTGCTCGGTCAGGGTGGACTTTTCGGCCTTGAGGGTCGTGATCTCGTTGGCCTTTGCCGTGATGTCCGCGCCGTGCAGGTTCATAATGCCGTCCAGCTGTTCCGGCGTGATGCCAGGGATGATCTTGCTCACATCTTCACGTTTCAATGTTGAATGCTCCTTTCCGGTCAATATAGGCAAATGGATCCGTTCGGTTTTGTAACGCGGTTCGCCTTCCGCATGGATCCCGGGCAGGGTACGCGCTGCCCGCCGCGATGGTGCCGTCTGCCGGAATCGAACCGGCGGCCCGCTGCTTACGAGGCAGCTGCTCTGACCAATATGAGCTAAAACGGCATGAAAAAAGCGCCCCTGCCCGGATGGGCAAAGACGCTCGCGGTATTTGGTTGTTAGTCCCAGTCAGCATAGTGCTGACACTTGAGGCAGCTTTTGTGGGCTTCATCCCAGCTGCAAGGCGGCTTATCGTCGCCCTTCAGGCAAAGAATATCATCGCCGATGTTGGAAATGTCGAAGCACAAGCCGCAGTCGATTTTTCGGTTGTAAATGGGACAAAACCATTCTTCAAGCTTCACATCGTCGCTAATGCGGAATTCCATGCTTTTTGACCACCTCCATCAATTTCTTTCCGCCCTCATCCAGTGGGCCAATGCTGGATACATTGCCATCTTGTCCGATGGCGACAAAGCCCAGCTCGGAGTAATAACAGGTCTGTGTACCGTTTCGCTGGGACATTGCGACCTTAGAGGAGCGGATGATGCGTTCGGCATCCATTGGCCCCATACCGCGTTCAGCCCAGCGCTGCAAGACGTGGTCGCTTGCAAAATTTATCTCATTTGGAGCAGACGGGGATTCAATGAGCCGACCTTTCGCCTTTATTGTACCAGCTTCCCGCATTTGCTGCAACTCAGTATTTGCAGCATTGAACTGCTCCTGTTTCCGGGCCGCGTAGCTGGCCTTGCTGGCCTCGCTCCGCCCAAACCCATGCACGCTTGTCCGGGCGCTGTCCACTCTGCCGCCGGTGGCCCGAGTGAAGTCTGCAAGGCTCTGCCGGGCCTGCCTCAGCTTCACGGCACTGGCGGTGGTGTCAGCCCCGGCGGCGTCCTCGGCCAGATACCGGCGTTTCCACTTGCGCACGGCCCGCTCCCGGGCGCGCTGCATCTGGCTGATCTCGTAGCGGGTGTAGAGCCTGCCGTCATACTCGATGTTCCGGGCGTTGAGGGCCTCGAGGCTCTCCTGCGTCCATGCGGGCGGGCTGCCCAGCTCCGGGAACACCACGAAGAAGGTGTGGCGGCAGTTCCAGCCGCAAAGCCCTGCGCCGGTGCCGTAGCCGGTGGCCGACTCGAAATCTTCGTAGTGCTGGCCCAAGTAGTCCGCATCCCCTCCCCGGTGGTAGCGCTTGCCCTGCCACACGGCATGACTGGGGCGTGCCCCGCCATGAGCCGTCACCTCGACAAAAGAGGCCCCCATCTCGTCCATCCGGGCCTCCTGCAGCTTTGCGCCAGTCTGATTCACACCGGTGAGCACGGCCCGGCGGCAGGCCACCTCCAGCGTGTCTCTGTGACCGCTGGGGTAGGTGACGTAGGGCATGGAGTCGGCAAGGCCGTCCACAGCACGCTTGACGGCGGTCTTGTAGTCGAACGCGCCGCTGCTCACTTGGAGCCATGCTCTGTCCAGCGCCTGCTCAAAAGCCCCGGAGACGGTGTTGGCCGTGGTGGCGGTGAGGTTGGAGAAGCTGCCTGCCGTCTGCCGATAGCCCGCGTTGAGCAGGTTCTGCAAGGGAGCTGACTCCTCGAAGGGCGTCGGCTCCTTGCCGTAGTGGTAGTAGATCTCATCCTCGGCTTCCAGTGCGGCGGTCGCGGCCTCCTTCATCAGGCGGCGGATCTCGGCCTCGCTCTTGCCGGTATACCGGGCCAGCAGCTTCACCACATCCTTGCGGACGGCCTCGGTCTGCTGGTAGCGCCAGAGCTGCCAGTTGGCCGTCGGCGTCAGGGCGTCCATCTTGCCGATGCGCCGGGCCACGTCCCGCAGGATGTCGTCCTCGACCTGCTGCCAGAGCAGCACAAGCCGGTCGGGTGCATGGTCGAGATAGTCCGGGGCCAGCATCAGGCACCCCCGCCGAAGGTCAACTCAGGCTGGCGGTTCTCGGCGGCGGCTTCCTCGGCGATGGCCCGGGCCTCGTCTTCGCTGTAGCCCTCAAACTCCATCAGATACCGCCAGAACGGAAACTTCCCGGCGGTGACATAGCCCCAGAACATCTGCTTGCGCTCCTTGGGGTCGGAGATGATAGAATCGTCGAAATCGAAGGTAACAGTGTACTCGCCCGGCAGGGGAACAGCCGCGCCGCTGTGCCATGCGGCATCCAGCAGGACATTCACGGCATAGACCAGGTCGGTGATCGCCGTACCGAGGGCACGCTGCAAGTCCTTGACGGTGGTATAGCTGCGCTGTTTGCTGGAACGGATCTCTTCTGCGGTCTTGTCCACGTTCTGCGGGTCAGACAGAGTGCCGTAGGCAAGACCGCACTGGAACTCGATGCGCTTGAGCATGGCATCCAGCCCTTTGCGGTAGCTCTCGTCCCGCAGGGTGGGGGCAAACACCTCGTAAAGGTTTCGCCCGCTGGAACTGCTGCCGTTGATCCAGTTGCGGTAAAGGCGCTGTTCCCGCTGGGGCATCGCAAGGCTGCCGTCAGGGTCGGGGCGGAGGGCGGTCTGGTCTACATCGAGGGCCAGCTGGCCGCCGCTGTACTCCCAGAGCAGTGCACCGTACTGTTCATCGGCATCCCGGATGATGTCTACCGCCGAGGCGTACACGCTGACACCCAGCGGAGAATGCCGGTCAGCTGCGTTGCCCTTGGGGGCCTTGAAATAGCCCCACAGCGGCCTATCCACGCCGGTGAACTCTGTGCGAGGGGCCAGTGCGGCCCACTCGGCAACATCGGTCAGGGGAATCTCAATGCCGATGTCGGCACTCGTCATGGAACAAAATGCCTTAACGGTGACAGTATAGTTTCCATCGGAAAACTCGTGATCTTCCAGCCGGGTGTAGATGCGGCCGCCCCGCACCAGATGATCGTAAAAAATAGCCCCGGTCATACGTCCGGAGCTGTCAAAGCGGGTGGGGCAAAAGCAGTCTCCCTGCACCACGTCGATCTGGATGCGGCCCGCCGGGTCGAGGTAGGGCCGGAACAGCACCCCGCCCAGAGCACATCCGTACTCCACAGGAATGCGCAGGTCGGCAATAAAGGGCCTGAGCAGCTCGTTGATGCTGTCTGCCCGGGCACTGCCGGAGACCAGACACTCCATTTCCAGCGTGGTCAGACGGGCTAGTTCGGCGGCAATGCTCTGGGGCAGGCCCAGACTGTGCAGCGGGTCTTTGCCGCCGTGACACCATGGGCCGCCGGTATCGTACATCTGCGCCCAGAGGGTGATGGCGCTCTCCATAGGGGCAGACACACTGACGCTGATCGGCGTATCTTCCCCGAACCAGAGTCGGGCCTTCTCCCTCAGCCACGAAAGCAGCTTGTCAAACATTACTTGGCTCTCCAATCTGCCCAGCGGATGAGCGGGGCGAATATCGTGTAACAGAAATAACGGATGTCGTCCATGGCGTGGTCGTTTTCCTTGACGACCCGGTCTTCTTTCGCCTTATCGTCCCAAGAATACACACCGAACTCCCGGCGGGAATCGGTGCAGCTTTCATGGATCTGGACGAGTCCGGCCTGCATCAGGGAGGCCACGCAGCGGATGCCGTTCAACACATCGTTGTCGGCGGGGATGACCTGATACCTGCCGTGCCGCCGGATGGTCTCGATAAAAGACGCGGCAGAGGGGTCTACGCAGACCGCCTGCACATAATACCCTTTTGTCAGCCGTTCCAGCTCGGCGTAATGCTCCTCATCGGTGCGCTGCACCCGCTGCTTGCGGCTGTCGAAATAGCTCTCCCGGACACGCAAGGCCCGACCCTCGTGGATGACCCACAGGCCCATGGAACAGGGGTTGTGGGTGCCGTAGTCGATGGATACGTAAAACTGGCCGTCGATGCCCGCCGTGCTTCCGTGGAAGAGGTAGGCGTCCGGGCAGAGCGAAAAGAAAGGATAGACCAGACCGGAAGCATTGCACCAATGCCCCAGAATAAAACGGTCATAATAGACCGTCCCAGCCAGCTCGTGCTTCAGGTTTTCCACGAACTCCTGCGGGAGAAACGGGTTATCGTCGATGGTGGAGGTCTGACAGAAAATATCCACCTTGGGGTCGTCGATGAACTTTTTCAGGAAATGCTCCTGACTATCCGGGTTTGCTGTGCCATCAAAATGAGAATGGGGACAGCGCAGACGGGTCTTGAGCATCTGGAACACATCTTCATCCCAAGTCGTCATCTCGTCGCCGTAGCCGTATTCGATGGTCATGCCCTGAATACGGGCAACGTGCTTCTTGCTGTCCGCGCCCAGAATATGCACTCGACGGCCAAACAGCCGGGCCGTGTTGTCGCTGCTGATGGTCCCCACAAGGGCCTCTCCCCAGATCTCCCGCATGGGGTCCAGAACATTCCGGCTGAGGGTTCCTTGCGTGTTGCCCAGCATGACGGCCGCCCCCTCGCCCCGCAGGGCCAGAAGGCGCTGGGGAATGACCACGGCATAGTCCAGCCAGCTCTTGCCGGAACCAGTGGCTCCGACTTTCAGATTCCAGCGGTGGGAGCAGGAAGTGAGATATTCTTTCTGTTTAGTCGATAACACTGTCCACTCCTCCCAAGAGCTTGCGTGCCTCGGCCAGCTGATCGGCGGTATCGCCAGACGCGCCGTTGAACATCCCGAGGTGTTTGCCCAGCAGGTCGAGCGCCCGAAGTTTGTCGGCCAGCTTCACCTCCTGCTCAAGACCGTCCTCCCCGAAGGTCTTGACCTTGACCGACTGCACAGCGGCCAGATCATCCGGGGCAGCATCGCTTTTCAGGGAGGCCGTCCGTGCATCGATGAGGTCGCCCGCATTGACAAAGGCCACCTTGGCCAGCTCACGCACCACCCGGTCGGCAGACACGCCGGTGCGACGGCTCTGCTCAGCCTGAAGCTGGGCGATACGGTTTTGAATGCTAAGCTTTGCTAAGAGCTGCGAGCCTTGCTCATTCGCGGTTTTGGGGCTGTATCCGGCGCGGATGGCCGCTTGGGTCGCGTTCAGATCTATCATGTATTCCTCGCAGAAACGCTCCTGCTTGTCGGTCATCCTTACCACCTCTCTTGCATAAAAAATCCCCGCACATTTCTGTGCAGGGTGATTGACGCACATCCGGTGGGGTATCCTTGAACCCACTGCGGATTCCGGGGCCTCCGTAGGTGTGCCGGACTCTCACGGAGAGAAGGACTCCCATCCGGCACGCCAGCCCCAAGCGGTTTTGCAGGCCATGCGTCAGGCTGTTGCTGCGGCGGGGCGCAGCGTCATGGTGTCGCCCTTGGAATCGAACCAGCCGTGTCTACTCACACGCGCCGCGCACCAAATTGCGCTCAGGCGGCATAATAGAAGCAGCCCGCACACCATGCGGTCAAGCGTCAAGGAGGACATGGTGCGGAGACTGCGTGTATCGGTGGGCCTTTCCGGCTCTGCCGATGGTATCATTTTACACCGGAAGAGAGTGAACGCACAATGAACGGATACTGCACAGTTTCAGAGTTTCAGGTGTTCAATGGCCCGGCGGCGCAGGGCGAAAATGCCACGGGAAGTGAAATTCATGTCTGCGGCTACCTGCTCCCATTTCAGGCAGTCCAGATAGTATTTGCGAAGAGCGCAGTATTCGGCGGAGTCCAGCTGCACAAGCACGGCATCGATCTCCGCAAACAAGGCGTCAAGAACTGCCAGCTGCGCGTAGGCGCGGCGCTCAGCCTCTTCCTGACGCTCCACTGCCCGGGCGAGGCTCTGCCCATCTTTGCTGCCGCCCGGCGCAGCGCTAAGATTCTGGGTAATGTGCCGGGTGGCTTCCTGCGCCTCTGCCAGCCGGTAGGAGAGCCGCTGATAGAGCTTTTCGGCTTCCCGATAGCGGGAGAGCCAGCTTATCTTTTCCTCGTAGGTCATGTCAGCTCCTCCACCAGAACGAACACTCCGCAGATGTCGGCCCAGAACTTCTCGACGATCTCGCTGCACACTTGTGCGTCGTCGTGCCAGAAGTGCAGACGGGTCATCTCGTCCTTGAGGGCTTTTTCCAAGTTGTCGGTGTCCGGCTTCGTGGTGCGCCAGCTTCCGTCTGGTCTGCCCTCGGCGGGGAACATCCACTTGACCATCAGACGCACCGGACGGCCTGCGGGGATGGGCGTTTCCGGCGCATGGGACGCAAGGTAGGCGTGGAGCTTGGCACGGGCGGCTTTCAGTTCAGAGCTGTCATGCAGCACGGCGCAGGGCTTGCCGCCTTTCATGTAGGCGTGCAGCTCCTGCGCATTGTGAGTAGTAGTAGGCGGACGCATGGGGATAAAAAACTGTGTGGTCATTTCGTACCTCGTTTTCTTTTTTATGTCGGCGGCCAACGTGATGGGGAGGGTCCCCGGAGGATGGGGGCTGTGTTCGCCCCATCCTCTGGGATACCCCATCACACATTGCAGTGCAGTCATGCTATTATATATAGGCTATTTTGCACTGCAAATGTTGCAGTCATAGCGGCTATTTCTGCAATTTTGCAGTTTTTGCAGTCGTGCAAAATAGCGGCTATAACTGCATTTTTACAACAATTCGTAATTTCGAATATAACAGGATGTTTAACCTCTGCTGCCGGGTTCCTTGCGGCCGACCTTCTCGCCGTCGATCCAGAAGCGGCCATCCTCCTTCAGACGGCTCTTGACGGTGCGGGGCTTCAGATCCATATACTCGCCGAGGCTGTAGACTGTGACCTCACCGTCCATCATGCAGGCTTCAAAAGCAGTGTCCAGCTCGGCCTTTTTGTCCTTGGATTGTTTGCTTCTGTCACCCCAGCGGCGGCTTGCACCCTTTGCACCCAGCGTGCGGAAGTCACTGTCCGGCTGCAGGTCTTCCAAAAGCCCGCTGTCCAGCTTATGCACCGGATAGTCGAACCAGAGATTAACCGGGGCAAAGCTTGCAAATTCGCGCAGGGTGCCCTCGATGCGCCACGCGGTCATGCTGTCAGCCTTTTTCTGGGCCGCAGCCACTTCGGCGTCGATGGCCCGCAGGTCGGCGAGGCCAAGTTTTTCTTTGGCGATAGCCATCATCCGGCTTTTGCTGAGGGCGTCGTCCGGGCCGTAGGCGTCCGTATAGCCGCGCTTATCCAGCATCGCTTTGATGACCCGGCAGGCGGCTTTATTGTGGAGCTGTTCCCGAATCGCGTCGGTGATGGTCAGCTCGGTCATGTCCAGCATGGCGTCGGGGTCGCGGGCAAACACGCCGGAACCGGATGCTCTGTCCATGCTGCGTTTGCCGCCCTGCGCACCCTTAGAATGATGGTGGCAGTAGATCACGGCGCAGTCCAGCGCACGACAGACCACGTCGAACTGGTTGCAGAACTTCGCCATCTGGTCGGCGCTGTTCTCGTCACCGGTGATGACCTTATAAATGGGGTCAAGAATGACGGCGGTATAGCCCTTTTTGCCAGCCCGGCGGATGAGCTTGGGAGCCAGTTTGTCCATCGGGACGGATGCGCCGCGCAGGTTCCAGATGTCGATGTTCTTCAGGTGGTCGGGCGCAAGGCCCATCGCAGTATAGACGTCCTTGAAGCGGTGCAGGCAGGAGGGACGGTCAAGCTCCAGATTGATGTAGAGCACCTTTCCCTGTGCGCAGGAGAAACGGCCAAGCCACGTCTTACCCTCGGCGATAGCGATGCACAGCTCAATGAGAGCGAAACTCTTGCCTGCCTTGGAGGGACCCGCCAGCAGCATCTTGTGGCCCTGACGCAGCACGCCGGAGATGAGGGCATCGGCCAGCGGGGGCAGGTCGTCCCAGTCATCGGCCAGACATTCTGTATCGGGCAGATCGTCGGTGCAGGCCTCCACCCAGTCACACCAGTCCTCCCAGCAGCTTTTGCCGATGTTCGTTTCAAGCAGGGCTTGTTTTTGTCCTGCCCGCAGGATGCCGGGCATCCGGGAGAGTCGGGAAGGGTTGCGGTTCTGCTGGTCGAGGGTCAGGCCGTTCTTCTGGCAGGTGGCGTAGAGGTAATCGACCCGCTTGCGGTATTCGGCATAGTCCGGAGCGTTGACCCGGACGATGGCGTGGACGCTCTTGCCGCCGGAATAGACCAGCGCAGCGCAGGGCAGTTCCATCTGGTGGATGGCAGCCAGCTGCTTGCCCGGCTCCATGTTGTCACACTCCACGAGAGCATAGCGGAAGCTGGTGATGTTGGCATCCTTCCGGCCTGCGCCGTCCACCGGGTTGAAGCAGATCCACGCACCAACCTCAGGGTCACAGTCCCCCATGACCTTGCCGACATCTCCGCCGCAGACGTCCAGCTCCTCGATGAGCTGCCCGGAAGTTCTGTCCCAGCAGCCTTTCGCCGGACGTCGGCGGTCTGCGGCCATAAAACTTTCGGTGACGTAGGCTACATACTCGTCAGGCTCAAACAGAGCCTGTAGGTAGCGCTTGAGCTGTTCGGCAGGCTCCCATGTGTCGGGAAGGTGAAGTTCTTGCTCTTCGACCCAGCGGGGGTCTACCAGCGCGGGCGGCTGTGTGCAGGTCGTCAGCTCGTCACCCCAGTCCAGCGCATGGCCCGCAGGCCCGGACCAGCCGTGCTCATAGGCCAGCTGAAAAATGCTGCTCTGGGTGATGGGTTTTGTTCTGCCGTGGAAGCTCTCCCATTTTTTGACGCACTCGCCCTTGTGATACCGCCCGCCATCCCGGGCGCTCCACTGCTCCCACGCTGTGACAGGCAGACCGGCCTCTTTCAGTCCCATGCCCACCATGACCCATTCCTCGTAGGTCAGGGCGGACGGGGAAATAAAGTCCAGCGCTTCTTTGATGTCATTTTCATGTTCCATTCGCGTTACCATATGAACATATCATCTGCGGCAATCGGTTCGGCAGATGGAGTGTACGTTTTAGGATCGACGCCCTTTGGCGCGCTCCGCCAGCCTCCCGCAGCGATACGGTCTATCATGTGCCGTGCCGCCTCGAAACTCCATGTGCCGACGTGCTGGAAGCCGTATTTCTCCAAGCAGCGGATCTGCTTCGGAGTGGTCAAGCCTTCATCTCGGCGCTTGTGGAGGCGGTCGAGCAGAAGAGAGGCTTTGCCAGCCGATTCCACGGCCTCCGGCAGGATGCCCAGCTTTTCCAGTGCTGCGGCCTGTTCCGCGCTGGGCGGCCCGGCTTCCCAGCCAAAGGCCGGTACATAGCCGGAAAGGTCTTCGGCCTGAATGCTCATCTCGTATTGCAGCGGATCAACGAGCTTCGCCTTTTTGCGGCGTTGCTCTTCGAGCTGTTTTGCAAGGGCCTCCTCACGCTGGGCCACCACATCTTCGCTGGCCTGCACGGCTGCTTCCTCAATGTCCTGCGGCCCGCCGCTCTCAGCCAGATTTTCGGTCATCTGCCGGGCAACGGCTTTGTCCTCGCAGACGAGGTCTGCCGGGCGGCAAAGCTCGTGGCGGTCGGTCATCCAGAGAAAATCGAGGAGCAGCAGGTCTTTCTTGCCCGGGGAGAGGCGGGTGCCTCGGCCCACCATCTGGCTGTAGAGGCTGCGCACCTTCGTGGGCCGCAGAACTACCACGCAGTCCACGGAAGGGCAGTCCCAGCCCTCGGTGAGGAGCATGGAATTGCAGAGCACGTTGTACTTGTCGGCTTCGAAATCCGAAAGCACCTGTTTGCGGTCGGCGCTCTGGCCGTTGACCTCGGCGGCACGGAAGCCCTTTGCGTTCAGCAGATCGCGGAATTTTTGGCTCGTCTTGATGAGGGGCAGGAACACTACCGTTTTGCGGCCTGCACAGCGTGCCGCCATCTCGTCGGCGATTTGGCTCAGGTAAGGGTCGAGGGCCGTGCCCAGTTCACCCACGGAATAATCGCCGCCGCTTAGTGCCACATTGGAAATGTCCAGTTTGAGGGGGATGGTCTGGGCCATGATGCGGCAGAGATAGCCGTCTTTGATGGCATCGGTCAGCTTGTACTCATAGGCCAAGCTGTCGAACACCTCGCCGAGGTTTCGCATATCGCCCCGGTCAGGGGTGGCCGTTACGCCCAGCAACTTTGCGCTGTCGAAGTAGTCGAGGATGCGGCGGTAGCCGTCGGTGATGGAATGGTGGGCCTCGTCGATGATAATGGTCCCGAAGTAGTCCCGAGGAAAGCGTTCGAGCCGCGCTGACCGCTGCAAGGTCTGGACAGAGCCGACCACTACGCGATACCAGCTGTCAAGGCAGGTGGATTCAGCTTTTTCCACCGCACTGACGAGGCCGGTGGAGCGCTGAAGTTTGTCTGCGGCCTGCTCCAACAGCTCGCCGCGATGGGCAAGGATGAGCACCCGGTCGCCCGCCCGCACCTGATCGGCGGCGATAGAAGCAAACACAATGGTCTTGCCGGTGCCGGTGGGGAGCACCAGCAGGGTGCGGAAACGGCCATGCTCCCACTCGGCGTGAATCTTCTTCCGGGCGGCTTCCTGATAGGGACGTAAAGCTTGCTTTTCTCCCATCAGAATTCTCCTTGAGTCCAGCCCTGCGAAGGTGCAGCCTTTTCCTCGAGCGGCGGCAGGAAACGGTTGACTTCATTGCTCTGGCCGGGGTCGCCGCTCTTTTTGACGTAATCGTGGACGCCCAGCTTGCAACGGCCCTTGGAGCCGACGACCTCGTTCCAGCGGGGACGGAAGGTATCGCCTTTCTTGCACTGGCCGATGCTCTCGAAGAATGCTCCCAGCAGGCCCTGCGTCTTGGTGTGAAGGTAGAGGCGGTGGGTGACGGTAGTGTCGCCCAGAGCACCGCCGAAGATCTTCAGGGTCAGCTTTGCCATCGAGCAGGGCGGCAGCTTCGCGCTGCCCTCAAAACGGGCACGCTCCATCCCCGTGACTTCAAAGTAGTATTCGCCCTCGGGCAGGAGCACGAAGTCCTGCGAGATATTGGTAAATTCATCATCCCAGCCAAGGGCGCGATCGGTAGTGGTATTCATGTCAGCCATAAGTATTCTCCTTTATAGTAAAGTAATAATGTGTGAACCTCTCAGTCTGCCTGCGGCAGCCAGCTCCCCTGTTAGGGGCAACAACGACGACCGCCGCCAGTGGCGGAAGCAGGGAGGAGTTGTTGGGGCAGCGGCCAGCAAGACGCAAGCGGAGCGCAGCGGATGCTGGGAGCCGCAACCCGGCGTGGGCGCGGAGCGCCTAAGAGGAAGAAATCAGAAAGGCAGGTCACGGTTGTCGAGCACCATCTGGAGCACCTGCGGCCATGCGGCCACAAGGCACCCCTCCACGAAATCGGCGGGGTAGTCCTTGATGGGCATATCTTCCGGGAAATAGCCCCGCTTGCCCACGACGAACTGCAGCTCCTCAGGTGTGACGTTGTTGGCGCTCATCAGCGAGGCCAGCTTCTCGGGGACGCCCAGCGCCATGAGGTCGGGCGTCAGCAGGGCTTCGGGAACGGTCTCCCGGGGCGATTCCGGCTGAGGCTTGGGCTGCGGTGCCGGCGCGCTGGGAGGGGGAAGAATGTCCTTTTCGGCGGGTGCTGCGGGCTTCGGGGCGGCAGGCGGCGCAGAGACTGGACCGGTGATGCAGTGGGCGATGCTGGCGTAGTCGAAGGGCACTTCATCCGGCAGCCCGAAGCGGTTTTTAGCGTCCCAGCAGGCGTGGTGGGTGGTGTAGAGCACCCGCTTGCCGCCGGTAGCCTTGTTCTTGGCATTGGGGCCGCTGCCGCTCTTCTCCACAATGGTCTGGTAGTTGGCGAAGAGGAGCATATCGCACCACTCCCGCAGCAGAGGCTCGGTCTGCTTGGTGGTCTTCATGGTCCAGCGGTCATAACTGCCTGCCGCGTCCGGCTGCTCGAACTTGGTGATGGCGGCGTGGGCGAGGATCAGCACATGGTGGCCGCTGTTCAGCACTTCCTCAAGGGCATCGAGGAGCCTGCCGAACTCTTCTTTGACGTAGGTGTAACCCTTGCCGTAGCCAAAGCCCTCGAGGCCGTCCACCTTGGCCTTGGCACAGATGGCAGCGATGGCCAGACGCTCAGCCCAGTCGGCGGTGTCGATGACCAGTGTGCCGCAGGAAACTTCGCCCCGGGTGACAGCCCGCACCTCGTCCAGCAGCATGGCCCAGCTGGTGGGCTGGGGCAGGCGGGCAACATTGAGCCGTTTGGTGCCGCCCTCGGTGTCGATGAAAACGGGGGCCGGGAAGTGAGAGGCAAATGTGCTCTTGCCGATGCCCTCGGGGCCGTACAGCACGACCTTGACCGGGGTGTTCAGGATGCCGGTGGTAACGGAATACTTGCTCATCAGAAAGCTCCTTTCGTCCATGTTTTGGTCTGAGCGGGTGCAGCGGACAGAACGGGCAGGTCAGCACCCTTGACCATGCCGTCCTCAATGATGATCTGGCACTCGCTGCCGGTGGAAACGCGGGTGGCGATGGCCTGCAGGCCCTCAGCCTCGAGCCAGCGGCCGAACTCTTCCAGCGTGGTCATGTCCATCTGCTCGAGCTTGTCCAACAGGACGAAGCCGCAGTCCGGGTTGAGCCGCCGAACGATGGCCGCAGCCACCCGGAGCTGGTCACTGCCGGACATATCCCGCCAGCGCTTGCCTTTATAAGTAAGAGCGCCGTCCTCCACACTCAGCTCCGGCAGGGGCAGGTCGGCACCGTTCAGCAGGTCAAGACGCTCCTTGCGCTTCTGGGCGATGGCCTCGGTAAGGCGGCCGTATTCTTCGGCGTAGTGCTTGGCCTCGTCCTCGGCACGGGCTTTTTCGAGGTTGGCGCGGACTTTGCGGTTCGTTTCTTCAATGCTCTGGATGGAGGTTTCCAGTTCGGCGGTGGATTCGTCCAGAAGGTCTTCGGCAGATTTCCGGGCGGCGTAGAGATCGGTGGTCAGCGCGGTCTGCTCTTCCGTCAGGCGAGCAAGCTCTGCTTCCAACTGCTCCCGGCGCTGTGCAAGGGTTTGGCTCTTGGACTCCAGCTGGGAAAGCTGACTGCGCTTGCGCTGGTTCTCGCCGTTGCGAGCGAGGATCTCCTGCTGCTGGCGGATGAGGTCAGAGGCGCTGAGAGGCTGTTCGGGTGCGTCCGGATAGGAGATAAGCTCATCGGCAAAGTGCTTTTTCTGCTGGGCAAGCTGGCCGGTGAAGGTGCGCTTGTCGTAAATGCTCTTGATCTCCATGTCCCGAATGTGCAGCTCGTTTCCAATGCCGATGATCCGCAGCAGAATGTCAGCCTTTTCCTTGTCGCTGGCCTCCATGAAGCGGGGCAGGTCAAGAGCCAGCGGCTCTATAAAGGCGTTGAGGAGCTGCTGACCGCTGCGGCGGCCGGTGGGGTCGGTGACGGTGAGATTGCTATTCTTGCCCTTGCGCTCCACGACAACACCGTTGGAGAGGACGACGCGGAGATGGGCCGGGGCGACGGCGCCATCTCTCTGGGCCGCAGCCGGGCGAAACTTTTCGCCGCCCAGTGCCCATGCCAGCGCGTCGAGGACGCTGGTCTTGCCCTGATTGTTGTTGCCACCCACGAGGGTGAGTCCGGTGGGGGCAGGGGTGAGCGCAACCGCCTTGATGCGCTTAACATTTTCGGCTTCGAGAGCCGTGATTTTTACAGACATCTGGATACCTCCCCTTGAATCTGTCCGAGTGTGTGAACGAGCATACTGGTCAGCTGCTCCCGCTGTTCGGGCGGAAGCCTGCGGAGAGACGGAACCACCATCTTGCCGATGTTCTGGAAGGAGCGGTCGGCCAGCAGAACAGCATCATAAGAACTGTGAGCCTCCTGTTCGCTGCCGGAGGTAGCTCGTTCCAGCTGCTCCCGCAGGTCGGCAGTCATATCAGCGGCCAAGTCTTCGGCGATGTCGTGGGCTTTCTGGTTTGCCCGCCGTTCCACCTCTTCCTCGTCCACCACGGCGGCGATGGGCTGCTTTCGGGCTGCTTCAGCCTCGGCCTGCCACTTGTCGGCCCGGCGCTTAGCCGCCTCGGCCACCTGCCGGGAGCCTGCAAGCTGGTTCTCCGCGTCCTTGGCGCGGGCTTCGGCCTTGCTCTGCATCTTCCATGCTTCCTCTTCCCGGGCTTCGGCAGAGTCGGCGCGCTCTTTCAGCTGGGCGTTCTGTTCGGTCAGACCTTTAATGTCGGCGTGGGCGGCTTCCAGCTGATCATTGGCGGTGTTCATTGCGTCCCGCGACTCCTGCTCCTGAATGCAGGCGCTCTTCAATCTGGCCTGCGTTTCGTTCAGCTTGTACTCTTTGGCCTTGAGCTGGGCTAAAAGCTCCTGCACCCGTTGGCTGTCTCCGGCAGCTTCGACCACCTGCGTGGCACACCCGCTGCGGGCGATGAGGTTCAAATCTTTGCGGGTCAGCTCGGGCAGCTGTTTTAATTCCGCAACAGTTGCGGAATTAAAAGCGTCTCCGTTTTTGACCATCGTGCGAGCGCTTCCTTCGCTGAGCCCCTTGCTCTCGTACCACTTTGTCCATGTACCGCCGCCATACCGCCCGGCCTTAGCGGTCAGAGCGTGGATCCGGGCAAGGTAGATGCAGGAGATCAGGTATTCGTCTTGCGCTGCGCCATAGTGCAAATCAACCTGCTGGTCGGCAGCTGCGGCCTGTTCAGACAAATCGCCCAGAGCGGAAAAGTCAAAGCTGGGGACAGCTGCGGATGCAAAAGAAGTCTCCGCAGGAACAACAGGGGCCGATGCGCTGCTCTGCGGGGACAGCGCGGGGGTCAAGCCGTTTGCAGCCGCCTCGCTCGCCGAGGTGGTCGGTGTTGCCGCCGTGAAACTCTGCGCAGCACTCTCTTTCGTGGTCACAGCAGCATCCGCATTCTGGGCAGGTGTACATGAGAAAATCTCCTTTGCTTTTTTGATGTCAGCAAGAATCTTTTCCATTTCCTGCTGCGGTGTCATGTCCTTGCGGCTACCATTCGGAGTAAAGAACTGACCAAGCAGCTCTCTTTTTGCGGCAACGCCTTTCAGATTCTGGGTGCAGGTGATAGTCAGGCAGTAACGGCCATCAGATCCATAGTCCGATGCACGAATATCTTTGGAAAACGAGCCAAAAATCTCTCTGTCTGGATAAGTGTCTTTGATCCATGCGGAGACCTGAGACAGAAAGTCGAAGTCCAGACTATGCACTCGACAAGTGCATTTATCCTTGATAGAGCCAGCGAACTCTGACGCATAGGTGAGGGTCTTACTCATCCGGCATTCGTAGCCCTGAGTCTCCCGGCTGACAGTTCTAGCACTTTCATCCCATTGATAGTTTCCGTATGGCATGGCATAGGGGCATCCCCAGCACTCATGGCCGGGTGCATAGCCGGATAGGCGGTTGCCAGTGGTACTGGCATCGGTGGATTTCTTCACTCGCCGTCCGCATTTGCAGATATAGGTGGTCACACCCTCACCTCCAACTCCTTCAGGCGGTCCAGCATCTCGGCCTGCAGGTCTTTGTTCAGGGGCTGGAAGCGGTTATTTCGCCAGCCGTAGCAGAGGATAGTGCCATAGATGGGCTGGCCGCGATAAGTACGGTTCAGGCCCTTGCCGCAGATGCCATACACCAGCACCGCAGGGGTACGGGGCAGGACCTTCTGCGCGCAGGGACACTGCAAAAGTGCTTCCATGCCTTGCAGCGTGTCCGGCAGGGTAGTCACGACCGGGTCTTTGCCCGGCTCGATAAGAATACCTTTCATCTCTTGCTAAAACCTCCAAAGTGTGTTATTCTTCGGGGTGATGGGGGTTCAAACCATCATCCCTTTGCAGGCTCGCCGGTGTTCCAGCACCAGCGGGCTTTTTGTTTACTCGTCATGTGGCTCACTCTAGCACAAGGCTCTTGACATACGGCAGCCAATCGCGCCAGCATGGCTTGGAAAGACTGCGGTTGACAGCGTAGTAATAGGCTGTATTGCTGATTTTGGAAGAGCCTTTCAACTGCTGCTCTTTGACCATGTGGTTCACCTGATTGCGGGACAGGCCCATGCCCATCAGGAGCTTTTTCATGCGCTTGGTCTTCATGCGTCCCTCCGGTTCTGCCGGTACTCCGGCTCTTGGGGGCGGGCATGGCGGCGGTCGATGTACTTGCGGCGGAGGGCTTCCTGCTCCTCCCGCGCTTCGGCGGCAAAGCCCAGCCGCATGAAGAAGAACGCGGCCAGCAGCAGCACCATCGCGGTGATGAAGTCGGTGTCGGAGATGACGCCGAGGGCCTCGAAGCTGCCCTCAAAGCCCAGCCCGAACAGCATCCCAACGCCCCCGCTGGCTACGGCCAGCCAGTAAAAAACGCCAGATTTGATTCTCATGCGGAGACCTCCTTTGTAATTTCAGGAAAGAAATAGTAGCCGATTTTTTCCTGCGGGATGTGGAGCACGTTGCAGATGGCGACGATTTCTTTTCCTATCCATGTATCCCCAGAATCGGCGCAGAGCTTTTTGCTGAGGGTGCTGTAACCAATGCCGGTCTGTGCAGCCAAGTCTTTGAGCTGCAAGTCGGCATCTTCCATGCAGCGACGGAGCTGGATATAATGTTTCTTCATAAAAAATCACTCCTTTTTCTCAGTGGTGAAGATGTCGGCCATGATCTGGTCGAACGCGGGAAGGCCAAAGGCGACGATTTTCAGCTGGTCAATGCGGCTGTCAAGCTTGGCCTGTGCCCGCTGCACAAGGCCCTCGGCCTGACGGAGGCTGTCACAGATTTTGCCATAGTTGGCCTTGGCCTGCATGAAGCGGGCTTTGTAATCGTCGCGGTGCTTGATGAAGTCATTGCGCAGGTCAGCGATCTCCGCAAGCTCCTCCTTGGCGGTGCTCACGGCCTGAATGGCGGCGGTCAAGCGCTCGTTGGTGGCCTCCAGCTGCTCAATGTGCTGCTGGGCCTTGACGGTCTCATATACGCCGTTCTTGCGCAGGGCGGGCAGAACCTCGCTGGTCACCCAGTGCTTGAAGGCTTTGGCCTTCGGCATCTTGCTGCTCAGGATCAGGCTGTACAGGCCGGACTCGTTGATGAGGGCGGTCTTGGTGAAGCCGGAGGGCAGAATCCCATTTTGGGCTTCTGCCCCTTGCGGCACATCCCCGTTTTGGGTATCTGCCCCCTGCGGCAGCATCTCAAGCCGTTTGTCCTCCTCATCGACGTGGGCGATGATAGCCTTTGTGGGGTTCTTGTCCCCCAGTGCCTCAGCGACGTCCTTGCCGACGAGCCACGGCTGGCCGTCAAGCTCGACGGTGCGCACCTGCCCGAATTCGGGGTTGGAGAAGATCTGTAAGTCGTTCAT